TATGGAGATATGTATTTTCAAAAAACGTTAGAAGACTGGGCTAAATTTAATATCAATAATAGAACACGACATGATGCTTCTATTAGTTCTGGATTAGCTTTAATGGCTTGTAATAAACATAGATATTCACCTGTAAACAAAACTAAATTAGCACCTGTTAATCTTGGTATTAAAAGATATGATAACAAAGGTACTGTATCAAAAATAATAAGTTAAATGAATATATATACTAACTCAAATAGTTCTTTCCCTAGTCAGGTAGTAAGCAACGCTGAAAAATCTAGTTTAGAATACGGTAGTCAAGTAGCAATGGCTATTGAATATGAGTGGTTTAGATCTGGTAGAACAAACGGTAATAGATATTTAACTAATTGGAATAATTTCCATGAGTTACGTTTATATGCTAGAGGCGAGCAGTCTATACAAAAATATAAAGATGAATTATCAATTAATGGTGATTTGTCTTATCTTAATTTAGACTGGAAACCAGTACCTATTTTATCTAAGTTTGTAGATATAGTAGTTAATGGTATATCACAAAAAGCTTATGAAGTAAAAGCTTATGCTCAAGATCCTAGTTCAGTTAAAAAAAGAACGTCATATGCTTCTAAAATGTATGAAGATATGTTGGCTAAAGAGTATATACAAAATATTAAACAAGTTTTAGATATTGATTTATACCAAACGCCAAACCCTGATATTATACCAGAATCAGAAGAAGAGCTAGAACTTCATATGCAGTTAAAATATAAGCAAGCTATAGAAATAGCAGAAGAAGAAGCTATATCTACTGTTTTTGCTCAAAACAAATACAATTTAACTAGACGTAGAATAAATATGGATTTAGTTACAATTGGTATTGCTGCTTGTAAAACTAATTTTAATACTGCAAATGGTATAACAGTTGACTACGTAGATCCTGCATATATGGTTTATTCATATACTGAAGATCCAAACTTTGAAGATATATATTATGTTGGTGAAATAAAATCAATAACAATACCAGAGCTTAAAAAAGAGTTTCCACATATATCTGAAGAAGAATTAAAAAGAATACAATCAATGCCAGGCAATAGACAATATATTACTGGTTGGGGTGGTTATGACGAAAACACAGTTCAGGTTTTATATTTTGATTATAAAACATATAATGATCAAGTATTTAAAATAAAACAAACAGATCAAGGATTAATGAAGGCTATTGAAAAGCCAGATACATTTAATCCACCAGAAAGTGATATGTTTGAAAGAGTATCAAGATCTATTGAAGTATTATATAGCGGTGCTAAAGTTTTAGGAACTGATACAATGCTTAAATGGGAACTTGCTGAAAACATGTCAAGACCATATGCTGATACTACAAAAGTTGAAATGAATTATTCTATATGTGCACCACGTATGTATAAAGGTAGAATAGAATCATTAGTAAGCAAATGTGTAGGTTTTGCAGATATGATACAACTAACGCATTTAAAACTACAACAAGTTTTATCTCGTATGGTACCAGATGGTGTATATTTAGATATGGACGGACTTGCTGAAGTTGATCTTGGTAATGGTACTAACTATAATCCTGCAGAAGCATTAAATATGTATTTCCAAACAGGTTCTATTGTTGGTAGATCATTAACTCAAGATGGTGAACTTAATAGAGGTAAAGTACCAATTCAAGAATTGCAAAGCAGTAGTGGTGGTGCTAAAATACAAAGTTTAATTACTACGTATCAATATTATTTACAAATGATACGTGATGTAACCGGACTTAATGAAGCAAGAGATGGTAGTTTACCTGATCGTAATACATTAGTTGGATTACAAAAATTAGCAGCTAGCGCATCAAATACAGCTACAAGACATATAAATCAATCTAGTTTATATATAACTCTTAGAATAGCTGAGAATATTGCTTTAAAAATAACAGATGCTTTAAGTTTTCCATTAACATCTAACTCACTTAAAAATTCAATATCTACATTTAATGTAAAAACATTAGAAGATTTAATTGATTTAAATCTACATGATTTTGGTATATTTTTAGAATTAGAGCCTGATGAAGAAGAGCAGGCTAAGTTAGAGCAAAATATACAAGTTGCTTTACAAGCAGGTAATATTGATTTAGATGACGCTATAGATTTACGTCAAATAAAAAATATTAAACTTGCTAATCAAATGCTTAAAATAAAACGCAAGCGTAAGCAAAGACAAGATATACAAATACAACAGTCAAATATGCAAGCTCAAGCAGATGCTCAAGCTTCAACTGCAGAGAAAACAGCTATGGCTGAAGTTCAAAAACAAGAAGCTATTTCAGGTTCTAAAGTTCAATATGAACAAGCTAGAACTCAAATGGAAATACAAAAAATGGAAATTCAAGCAAAACTTGATCAACAAAAAATGCAATTGCAACATCAACTCGATATGCAATTAAAGCAAATGGAAACTCAAGCGGCGCAACAAAAAGAAGATCAAAAAGAAAATAGAAAAGACAGGCGTATAAAAATGGAAGGTACGCAACAAAGTGAATTAATAAGTCAAAGAAAAAACGATGGCTTACCTATAAACTTTGAACAACCAAGCGCTGATGCTTTAATGTAGCGTTTATTTAATTATTTAATTATATTATATTATGTCAGAAGTAAAAACAAATGAACCTGTTAAACAGGAAGGTGACTTTAAGTTAAAAACTAGAAAAAAACGAACACCTAAAAAATTAACAGAAACTAAGGATAATGTTACAAAAGTTAATATAAATCCTAAAGAACCTTTAGTTGAATTAGAGCCAGAGGTTAAAAAAGTAGTAATACCTAAACAAGAAGAAAATGCCGTTCAAGCACAAGAGACAAATGATAGCAATGTTGTTGTCGAAGAATCCAAAGACAGTAGCAACAGCGAAGGAGTGGTTGAAGAAGTACGGACCACCGAAGAAAAAGTAGAAGAATCTCCAATACAACTTGTTGAAGAAAAAGAAGAAGTTGTAGCTCAAGAAGAGGTAAAACAACCTGAAGTTGTAGAAAAGAAATTACCAGAAAACATTGAAAAGCTTGTAGCTTTCATGGA